TTTCCCGTCGTAGGCGGACAACCATTCGCTACTGACCCATCGTACTCAGGTACATTTATTCCAACATTATGGTCGAACAAGCTTAATGCTAAGTTCTATGCATCCACCATGATGACTGAAATCGCTAACACCTCTTGGGAAGGCGAAATCAAAAACCAAGGCGATACCATTCGTATCCGCACTGCACCATCAATCACCATCAACAACTACGCTGGTGCCGGTACTACCCTGACTTCTGAAGTCCCAGTGCCTATCACTCAGGACATGCAGATCAACAAAGGCAAGTACTTCAGCGTACAGGTCAACGACATCTTAGCGCACCAAGCTGACATGGACTTGATGAACATGTTCACTGACGACGCTGCTAAGCAGTTGAAGATCCAAATTGAGAACGACGTGTTCTTTGACTGGTTCGTAACTGCCGGAGCTAACGCGGCAAACAAAGGCGCAGCTGCTGGTCTATCTGCGGCTTCCTACAATCTTGGAACTGATGTTGCACCAATCGTTGAAACAACACCTGCCAACATCCTCAACGCTATCCTTGCGATGTCTTCTTGCCTCGACGAGCAGAACGTCCCAGAAGATGGCCGTTGGTTGATTATTAGCCCATTTGAGCGCCAGTTGCTTATGCAAACTGACATTGCTCAGGCTTACTTTACTGGTGACTCCTCCAGCATCGTTCGCACAGGTAAGATCGGCATGTTGGATCGCTTTGATGTGTACGTGTCTAACTTACTACCAAAAGGCGCAGCCGCTAAAGCACTCGTTTCGGGTCTGACAGCTGTCGGCACCGGTGCTACCGTATCTAACGCTAAGAAGCGTCGCATGATGGTAGCTGGTACTAAAGCATCTTGTTCCTTCGCTTCTCAGATCACTAAGACTGAGCCTCTGCGCAACCAGACTGACTTCGGCGATATCATTCGCGGTCTCTCAGTATTCGGTAACACAGTAACGAAGAACACTGCGCTCGTAACTGCTCTAGTTGGAACAGCCTAGTAGCTAATGTCGGAGGGGGTTCGCCCCCTCCTACTTCCACAGGAGAAGCGTTATGGCGACCATTAAGGTTATAGAAGTATTATCTCGAGTAGAGGCCATTCTACAGGACTCTAACGTACGCTGGCCCCGCCTCGAACTCCAGAAATGGTTGAACGAGTCTTACCTAAGTATTGTACTGCTTCGCCCTGACGCAAACGCTAAGTGTGCTACGTTTACTTGCGCCGCTGGAACCAAGCAGTCCCTCATAGCGTCAAGCGGTGGTTTCCCAACCGCGCTGAAGCTTTTAGACATTACTAGAAACGTGTTAGCCGCCTCTGACAGAAAAGTGGTCCGCGTTGTTGCAAGAAGCGTCTTGGATGACCAACGACCACTTTGGCATACTGAGACCCAAACTACTAACATACAGCACTACACGTACGACCCTCGTGCTCCCAAAGAATTTTATGTGTACCCGCCAGCTACAGCCACGGCTGAGCTTGAGCTAATCTACACTGACACCCCGGGCTCTCACACGCTATCCGCATCTGCGCTCGACCCTGCTGGGTCTAACACGGAAGTTATTAAGCTCGACGACATTTACCTAAGTCCTATCACTGATTGGATTTTGTACCGCGCCTACTCAAAGGACGCAGAGTATGGAGCCAATGAGCAACGCGCTACTGCGGCGTTTCAAGTCTTCAACGCTGCTGTGGGCACCAAAACTCAGGTGGACGCTGCGGCTTCACCATCAACAGGGAGCTCGTAAATGGCTACTGTACTGTGGAGCAAGTTCTACCCTTACATCCAACCGTATCTGCCAGGATGTCCCGAAATTGTTATGGAGTCTCATTTACAGGAGGCTGCGGCTAAGTTTTTAGAGCGCAGTGAAATCTGGCGTTTTAGTATCGAAAAAGACTTCGCGGTTAAGAACGTAGCGGACTACCCAATATACATACCATCCTCTGAGGCTGTCTTAGAAAATATCTATGAGATTGTCGTGAACGGCAGACAGATGAGTCGTGTCACGGATAAGCACTTAGACAGCACTAGATTTGGTCCTAACGGATGCCCTGCGTACTACACGGTCTACCAAGATACGTCGATCCGGTTCTACCCAACACCGGATGAAAAATACACTTACACCGGCTGGGGTGTCCTAAAAACAAAGCTTAGCGCCACCGGCGTTGAGGACTGGATCTTCGAAAGCCATGGACGGTGCATATCGTATGGAGCGCTTGCGCAGCTAACTTCAGTTCCGGGCAAAGAATGGACCAATCCAGAACTGTCTGGGTATTACCGAAGACAGTTCTCCTTAGAAACTGATGAAGCGAAGTCCCGTGAGTACCGCCGCGTTAGTACCCGAGTACAGCCCCAAGACTTTGCCGGACGGAGGAGATAGGAATGGCTACATCGTTTAACTACGTCCAAGGAGACACAGGGCCGCAGATCAGGCTTCTCCTAACTAACGACGACACAAATACACCCACAAATCTGACTGGAGCTACCGCCACCCTGCACTTTCGTGCCGCTGGTGCCACAACGGTCCTGTTTTCTCGGCTCCTCTACATAAACCCGTCAAACGCTACCGCTGGGGAAGCTATCCTTCAGTGGCAAACGACCGACCTAAATCAAGTCGCCGGTGTTTACGAAGGCGAGGTTGAAGTTGTTAAGGCTGGTGGGCTTCGTGAGACTTTGTACGAAACCCTGCGTTTTAGAATACGGGAAGATTTTGCATGAAACTAAAATCAGCAGTCTTCGTATCGGCACTCAAAGCAGCGTACAAAACGCTGGGTATCTCTGCGACTTACGCAGAAGTGGCGCGTATGACCTACAAGGCGACTGCCGGTTTCTTCCTTCGCTTACTTGCTAAGGCGGACAGCGCAACTGCGTTAGACGAGATTCTTCTTTCTTTCTTTCGCGGTCTTCCGCCGAATGCCGCCGGAGTTTCAGAAGACGCCACTTTAGCTTTCTTCAAAGTCTTTGCAGACAACGGTTTCACAACAGACGAGCAGATTATTTCCCTACTCAAAGTTGTTTCAGACCAAGTCGTCGTAACTGGCGATGTAGTAAACACTCGGGGGGTTCTTAAATCTTTAGAGGATCAGCCACTTGCTACGGACGCGGTAAATTCCAAATTTCTTACTAGAGCGTTAGCAGATCAAGCTAGACCTACGGACGATTTGGACGGAGATTCTACAATAGAAGACGACCAAGAGGTCCAATTCTTTACGACAAAAACTGAAATTGTTGTACCTGCGGACCTCTTGGTCCTTACGGCTGCAAGACCTCTTTCAGACACGACCTCTGCTACCGACACAGGGCTGCTCCGTATGCAGAGTTATTCGGATTTAACATACTTTGCGGGGGACTACGTCGGTCTTACCCGAACTTTTACTTAGGAGATCAACATGATTACTGAAAATTTAAAGCTCTCCGGTCAGCTGAACATTGTTCTCAAGGACAAGGCCGGGAATATCAAAGACGAGCGTGAGGTAAAGAACCTTGTCGTCACCACCGGACTTGCCTTTATTGCTTCTCGCATAGTGGGCACATCCAAAGATGTAATGAGCCACATGGCCCTTGGGTCTAGCACTCAGGTAGCAGCAGCTAGCCAAACAGACGTTAGTTCTATCCTGGGAACCCGTGTGGCGTTGGCTAGTTCAACTATTACAGGCTCAGGCAACACCCAAATTGCTTTTGCTGCTACCTTTGGCGCTGGCGCTGGAACAGGCGCGGTAACAGAGGCCGGTATATTTAACGCCGCTTCGAGCGGCGACATGCTCTGCCGAACAGTCTTCAGTGTTGTAAATAAATCTGCGGATGACACCATTTCTATCACTTGGACCGTCACAATAGCAGCGTCTTAAATTTAATGTAGGGGGTGCCCCATGGCTACCATAGTAACAAGATCAGGCAAAGGTTCGCCCCTTACAAACGCCGAAGTGGATGCGAACTTCACAAACGTCAACAATGATAAACTAGAGATTAGTAGCAACTTGTCCGACCTCGCGTCAGCCGCGACGGCCCGAACAAACCTAGGCGTAGACCAAGCTGGTGAGGCTTTGGCCTTTGCAATAGCGTTAGGATAAAAGATGGCAAACGTATTTAAAAATTATACAAGCGCGTCAGTCGGGACCGGAGCCACGACAACGTATACGGTACCCAGTGCGACGACGACGGTAATGATTGGGTGTAACCTCGCAAACCGAACCTCGGCACAGATCAAAGTGGATGTCCAAGTTGCGGGTGTTTTCTTAGTTAAAGGGGTTCCCGTACCAGCAAGTTCCGCTCTGAGCGTACTCGATGGGAAAGTTATATTAGAGACTACTGACACCATTATTGTCACTTCGGACACGGCTTCCTCTTGCGATGTTCTAGTTAGCGTACTGGAGCAAACATAATGGCAGGCTATATAGGAAACCACTCGTCTGTCGTGACAAGCGGTGTTGAGAATAAGACTACTTTCAACATCACTGAGTCCACTAGCGATCTTACTGGACTGGCTTACACACCACACCGAGTTCACGTTTTCCACAATGGCGTCCGCCTCGTTGACGTCACTGATTACACGGCAACAAACTCGACAAGTATAGTACTGACAACGGCGGCTGTTAGTGGGGACCAGATCGTGGTCATCTCGTACGCTGCTTTTGCGGTCAACGACACGGTCTCAGCTTCCACTGGCGGTACTTTCAGCGGACCCATTTCGGTAACTGGCAACACCTCAGTCACAGGTAACATCGCGGTCACGGGTACTGTGGATGGTCGTGACGTAGCCGCCGATGGGGCGTTAGCAGCTAGTGCGTTACAACCAAACGGGGACGGTTCAAACCTCACGGGTATCAGCACTGAACCACACAAGTACCAATATATAGGAAGCATTACATACGCAGTTACCGTTGCGTCATATCTTGGGGCGAACAGGTACTATCTCGACGGTGTCGTGTACCCCGTTCTAGCTCTGCGTCGCGGCA